ATACATGGCATCGTCATCACCACTAATTTCTTTTGCAATACTTCTACCTATTACATTCACATATCTCATATATTCAGAAAAATCTTGTTCTTCATTTAAATAATACTTTGGTGTATGTAAGTTTTTTCTCTCATTTTCAACGATAAGTGATCTTTCTTTCATTGATTCTACTTTTGGGTTATTTCTTTTTTTCATATTACTCTGTTTCTACTGATTCTTTAAGGTTATAGATTTTTGAAATGTCTGTATTGTAAGTTTCTTCATTATAAGACATTCTAAGTAACTTATCTTTAGCACTTAGTAATTTACCTTTTAATTCGACATCACTTTCATTTAATTTAGAGTCGATTGTATCAATACATTCTCTTACTAATTCATCATATAAGTTTTTCTTATCTTCTTCACTACCATTAAGAATTGATTTTAAAATTCTTTTTTCCCCTTCAGAGATATCTTCATACTTTGTATTAAATCTATTAACAACCATTTTAGAAACTACAGATGGTGGTAAATCAATCTTTTCAGTTAACCCACTCTCATCAATTCTTTGAGTTGTCATATGGTTTCTTAAAACATTAATTGATTCAGTAATAGAATCTAAAGTCTCAGCTTTCTTATCAGTAAAAATTAAGTTAGTGATATTATCATGTAATTCCTTACCTTCATAATTTTTACCACCTTTAAAAGAAATCATACCACCCAATCTAGAATTAGCTTCAACGATTTGTTTTCTACTATAATTTGATAAAAGAGAAATATTCTCTTTAATGTAGTCTTTAGCATCTGACTTATCCTTAAAGTACTTGTTTTCAATATTATCAAAAATGTGATATTGTGTTTTTAAAATTTCATTTTCTTTTAACATTTTGATATACTTACCAAAAGTCTTTTTACCTGTATCATTTTTCTTAATTACTGATTCAGCTAATATTTCATTAAATCTATTTTTTAATTCACCAAAGTTTTTCATGTTGTATTTTCTATATAAATATTATGTTTAACTAAAAAAGTTATTCTTTAGTTAAATCATCTATACTTTTAGCCATTCTTTCTAAATCTTCTGTAAGAGAATTCTTACTTGTCTCAATATTGCTAACTGACACAACTTTCTTTTTGTCTAAACTTTCTAATAGTCTTTTAGTATAGTTATTCGAATATTTTTTCATTTTATTCTCGTATCTTCTCTTTTGTATTTCTTGTTCTACAAGTAATTTATCTACGTCTTTTTTAATACTCTCTACTGGTGCTTCAGCTGCTGGTTCTTCTCCACCGATGTCACCACCTAGATCTTCACCACCTAGATCATCCCCACCTAGATCATCCCCACCTAGATCACCACCACCTAGATCATCTCCACCGAAGTCTCCTCCACCGAAGTCTCCTCCTCCTCCGAAAGAACCTCCACCACCAAAGTCATCACCACCAGTGTCTCCACCTTCAGCAGTTTCACCTTCAGCACCTTCTGTTCCACCAAACTCACCATATAAACTATCCACTCTATCAAAGATTCCAGTTTTCTTAATGATATTTGCTGTTTGTTCCATTTCAGCTGCGGCAGCTTTCTCAAGTCTTTGTTGTTCTAAATCTAATCTAATATCTTCTTCAGACATACCTAAGATTTCTCTTTTTGCCCTTGTCATAGACATTGCACCAAAACCATTACCAGAATCTGCAACACTATCTCTATAGACTTGTAACTTCTGAGATAATTGTTCCGTTCTTAACATATCTGCTTGTGTAGATGGGTTGTTAAGTGTAATTGTGAAGTTATCTAATTCATCTTCTAAACCTAAAACATATAAATGAATGATAGCAATCTTATTCAATTCTTGAATCATTGCTTGTTGTATTCTATTAATAGTTCTAGTAAATCTAATATCTTGTAACGCTAAGTTTTTACCATCACCATTAGCTTCTTCAAAACCTAAGAATGGTTTAGGGACTCTAAGTGCTGTGAATAATTTCTTTTGTAAAAACTCAATATCTGCAATCTCTGATAAGTTAGTTGCACCTGGTAAAGTCTCTATCGGACTAGGTGCACCTTGATCTCTTACAGGAATGAAATAATCTTGATCCTGTGCCATTTGATTATACTTAGTATCAATTTGTCCTGTTTGTTGATCAATGACTGGACTTTTCTTAAAGTTGTTAGCCATTTTCTGTACATATGCCGGTACATCTTGTTCATCTATATCACCAACAAAGATTTTAAATATTCTTCTCTCTGGAGCTCTTGTAACCCTATAGATTAACATTGCATCTTCAGATAATAATAGTTGTTTCCATATTCTTCTAGCTTTTTCTAAAACTGAAGTACCATATGGTAATCTCCTGTCATCACCTAACAATCTAAAGTGAGCAATTTGCCAAGCATTAAACTCTATATCTTTATTTTTCCAATAGAAAGTAACTCTACTTTCATCATTATCTGCGTCTCTATCGTTACCATTAATATTACCATAAGTAGAAGTCTTACTTAGAAAGTTACCTTCTCTTCTTTCAATTTCAATATTAGGTAGTTGTTTAACATCTTTAACACCATTTTCAGGGTCAACATCTAAGAATACCATATTATCACCATACTTACATGTGTTTCTTGTCCACATAGGTAATGTTGTATGGATATCTAATTTATTAAAGAATAAATCTTGTAATATCCTTCTTACTCTCTTACTTTCAGAAAAAATATTTAATATTCTACCATCACCATTTTGTGTGGTAGATTCTTCCATAAAAATATCTAAAGCTGCAGCAATCTCTGGAAAAAATTCCATACCTTCGAAATCAGAATATGAAGCCAATCTTGTTGTTTCATAAAATACTGATTGTTGGTAGATTTCATTATCTACTCTGTGCCACATATTGGCAAGGTATTTTGCTTGTTGAGCTTCTAACTTTTTATACTCGTATTCTTCCTTAGATTTTGTTTTTAGGACTTCATTATCCCCTAAAGAATATCTAGACTTTGATTCTTCCTTTTTTTTCTCAGGGCCGAATAAACTCTCTAACTGTTGAAATATTGTAAATTTTTGTGCCATCTTCTTATAAACTATAGTTTTTTACTATTATAATAAATATCTAAAAAAAACTAAATGGTGTTATTTAACATATCCGCATTCAACATATGCTAAATGTTCTTTTGCAGATAAACTTTCATAAACATATAATACTACATTATCGATTCCTTGTGAAAATGGTACTGCATTACAAAAGTTTTTATATTCTTTTCCTTTTTTTCTTTTTGACCTTCTTACGTCAATATCTTTTGGTAATTCATCTATAGGGCTCCATTTATATTTGAACCCACCATATGTTGGTTTATTCCCTAAAAATTGTTTTTTTGCCATAATTTTTTTTATTTTCTAATTCCGAATAACCAGTTATAGTCTCCGTTACCATTGTTGTTATTACCATTTTGACTTATTTGTGGTTGATTATAAGTTGGTGTACTAGTAGTTGTTGGTGAATTGTTATTATTTTTATTAACTTCATTACCACCATTAGTGATATTTAACCAACTATCCAACATAGCTTTTGTATGTTTCTTTGACTCTTCTAATTTCTTAAAAGATGTTTGTACCACAAATATCGCCATCGCATAAGCCATAATAATATCATCATGATATCCTGGCATGTGATCGGGTCTGTTATTCTTATATACAAATGTTCTTAATTCTTCAATCATTCTTTGTGATCGAATAATTGTTTTATTTTCCCTAATGTGTTCCTCTAACTCAGATACCATTTGTAATCTGGTGTTACCAACATTAAAACCAGGAACTTTATCACCTTCTTTATATTTTGCCCTTGCGTATTTTTGACTTAATTTCCTACTCTTAGGGTCATCATAGTGTAGATACTTATAATCCATATCCATAAGTTTAAGGACTGTTGCTACACCCATACCACCAGTGATATCTACAATGGTATATGCACTATACATATTACCATACTTATATACTACTTCCGCTAACATATCTGGTGGAATCTTTGCTTGAAACTCCGCAACTTGTTCTAAGTTTTCAAAATCTAAGATTACAATAGTGGAACTATCTTTACCATCCCCTCTACTGACATCACAACCTAATATGTATTTATGTCCTTCTTCTGGTTTCTTCCATATCCACATAGACCTCTCCAATTCAGACATAACTTCAGGTTCTAATACATTATTGTTTTCATGATATGATACATATTCATCATCAACAACATTACCACCAGAGCCGATAAACGATACATCCAATTCTTGTGCAATCTTCTTAGGGTCACCCATATCTGCAGCCATTTCTTCATACCAAAGAGAAGTAGGTTTCCAACCATCATTTATCATTACCTCGTAATCTTCAATAGACGATTCTGTTGTTTCATATGTTTTACCTGAATATTCCCATCTAAGTTTTGTCCTACCAACGGTATCACAAATTATTTCTTCATCTTCACCTTTTAACCACCTAAGTCCTCTATTATATCTAATATCTTGATGCCACTTCATCTCAACAATATTGAAATTATTATCTTTTGATTTTGCACCATTATAAGTTTTATAATATAAAGGGTCCATTCCGTTGGGTGTGGATATAAGAGATATTTGACCTCCTGTACCTAATGAAGCAAGTGCTGCTCCGAATACGTCCGCACCATTGTCTATAAAGGCTGCCTCATCCATAACTAAGAATGTAGGTGTGAACCCCCTTAAAGCATCTTTTGATGTTGCCAGTGCTCTAATCTCACATTTTGTAGATTTTAGTTTTAGGTGTCCTTTGGAATCTGTTTCCAAATAACTCTCTTCTAAATCATCAATACCCCATACCCAATATGGAATTTGATCTAAGAAGTCTTTTACCTTTTTTAAGAACTCTTGTGCCAATGTTTGTTTATTGGCAAGTATCAATACTTTATGTGGATTGTCTGGATCACCAAATGCACATTTGGCAGCTATATAGGCAGCAGTGGTTGTTGATACACCCGCCTGTCTGGGTTTTGTAATTATATTTCTGTTGTGTTTTTCGTATGACTTAATGATTTGTTTTTGTTTATAAAACAACTTAAAAGGCACCATACCTTTTTGCGTTAAATCAAATGTCTTAAAGAAAGATTCTATTGCAAAAATGGGGTTACCTAAACACTTAGCAAAAACCTGTAACTGCTCATTTTTATTCATACTTATTTTATTAATAAATACTTAGAATAAAGTAAATTAAAAATAATCACCTATAATGTCATTGAAATTTCTTTCTACATTACTACTATCAGGATGAAAATAATCTAAATTAGATCTAAAAGTTAACATATCACTACCGAAAAAGTGATTCTTAAACGTATCTTCTAACATACTAATAAATGAAAAATATTCATCTAGAGGATTATCTCCAGACTCTTCTATATGTTCATTGATTAACTCATTATATTTATCAGTTATATCAAAAGTTAAAGTGTTAGATTTTTCTCCAGTCCATTCTCCTTCTGAACCTAAATAACCTACTATTTCATTTTTAGCTTCTTCCCATAATTCACCTTCAGCAGCACTATTATAAGCATTATTATAGGCGTTTGTTAAGTCACTTACAATATCTGAATCGAGTAATTCACTTTCTGATAGTAAAATACCTAAATTATAACTATCAGTAATCGTTTTTAATCTATCATCTATTACTAAATCACCATTTTCATTTAATAAATCCTCAAATTCTTCTCTATGTTCTAAACCAGATATCGATTCTCCTTTATGTTTTTCTATAATTGCTTCAATAACATACTTAACATTTTCATTTGATATTGCATCTACAACCTCTGTTATTGGGTAATCATAATAGTCATACAACTCAAACCAATCTTCACTTAAAACCTGTTCTGCGACCCCTTCATTTCTAAATAGAGGTGCAAAATCTACCCATTGATCAACTGAAAATAATATTCTTCCATCTTCAGTTTTTTTAATATCTCTAAAACTATCTCTATCTAATACATACTCATCGTAATAACCACTGGCTTTTAATAATCCCATAACGTCATTAGACCTATATGTAAAATCACTTAAAGACATAATTTCATGTGGATCTACATCATCTTGTATTAAATAATATAACAATGTAAATGCCCCTAAAGTATAAGGTATCCCATAGTTTTCTATCATCTCATCAATTATCTCACTATAATAATGTGTGCTATAGTAAGAATCACTTTCTTCATTTTCCTTATCTTTTATAAAATCTAATAAATGAGGAAATATTCTATGAGACTTAATTTTCTCATATGAAGATATTTTTTCATTTTCTTCCTTAATTAATTTTAATTGTCTTTCAGATAATATAACTCTCATACTCTATAAATATAAAAACCCCGATAAAAGTATCGAGGTTTTATTAAAATTGTATTTTATTTATTCGTTTTTTTAAGCAAATAAGTCAGATATGTCGATATCATCGATATCATCATCGATATCATCATCTTCATCATCACCAAACCCATAATCTGACATTGCTTGTTTAGATTCTCTGTCTTTGATGTCTTTTTGGATGTCATTTGCTAAATCAGTTAACATTTGTTTTCCTTTATTACTTCCAGAAAGTAATTCTTTCATAAACTCATGAAATTCACCTGCTGGCATCTGAGCAATTTCATAATATAAGAAATGTTTAATTTCGTATGCATCACCATCAATAGCGTCAATAAACTTTTCCCAAATACCAGGTCCTAATCTCATATCCCAAACTTCAGACTCTAAGAAATCCGCTTTATCAATTACATATTGAGCTTCTCTTTCATCTTCTGGTAACCCATGTGCTGCTAATAATTCCATTGAACCTTTAATCAATTCATTTAATAATACTGGGAAAATCCATGCTTCAGCAACAATCTTTGGTTTATCACCACTAAGGTCTAGATATTCTCTACCACCTTTCATTCCACCACTATCATCACCATCTCCACCGCCACCGGCCATAGATGGTATCATCCAGTAAGTTAAATCAGTCATAGACATTAATTTTCCATAAATACCGATTAATCTAGGGTCGATGTTAGACAACTCATCTTCTACCATATGAAACATATAGTGTCCTTTTTTAGCTGCACCTTGCATAATTGCATTTAACATTCTTCTTTTTTGTACCTCAGAGTTTAGTCTATCGTAGTCTTCTTCACTTTCAAGTTCAGGCATCTCAGGATTTTCTTTAGGTTTTTGTTGCATACCCTCACCAGATATTTGACCTTGAACTAATTTAGCCTCCATATCAACTTGATCTTCTGGAATGTCAAATTCTTCTCTTACTAAATCAATTGCTAATTGCTCTAATGCTTCCGTATGATCCTTTTCAATCATCATAGCTTGTCTTAGTAATTGCATAACTTCCATAGCCATTCTAGGATTTACAACTTCAACACCCCAATATCTTTTAACCTTAGCAACTAAATCTTTAAATCTTTTAGATGCTATTTTTTCTGAATAATGTTGTTCAGTACCTGTTCTAGGTAATGATTTATTACCACCTAAATGGTGAGAATCGTCCCTCAACTCTTTTTCAATATGTGGGTGCATCCTTTCTGGGTGTTGAGGATCGTATTCAATACCTTCTACTAATCTTTTAACTTCACTATCTACTTCGTGAGTTTCTTTTAAGATTTGGTGTGTAATTTTTTTAATGTCTATTCTACTCATAATATTATTTATATTTTATCTTATGTTAATAAATACTCGTAAAGCTTCATTTGCTGCCTTTTCAAAATATCTTTGT